ACCAACATGGATTCCCGTCACCCAATCGACGTGCAAACTGCACGCTTTTAGCTCATGGATTAATCCAAAACGGTTAAAGTTTAGCCAACTTTCGAGTTGGATCATTAACAAACCACCCTCCTCGACCCTCCCTCGGTGATCACGCAGACGCGTATTCACTACGGAGGGCCAGAGGCAGCTAAGTATGTGTCACCAGACGGAAGTTTCCAGATCATTTCAGGGTCTGACGGCGACTGCGCGTTCACATGCTTAGCCCACATGGCATATAGAGTACCGGGCTCTTCCCACGACCAATTGTACCAGTATCAGGATGCACGAGCATCATATCTGGCCCACGCAATTGTAGGACAAAACGGAGACAGGGGGATAACACACGATGTTATCTTGGCTGTGGCGGGCAAGCTCAGAATCGGAGTTTCAACCCTCGAGGGGTTGGAGCATGCCCTCAATCTCACCGCGCCCGAACATTACCGCAAAAAGAACCTCGGTAAGTACCCTTTGTTCCCACGACTCATTTTGACAATGAGAGAGGGAGACGATGGAGGTCATGTTAGTTTGGCTTAGCTTTGCAAGGACAGGTCCAAGTGTCCATATAGTTATCAAGACCTCGACAAGGCCTTTAACTACAAGAAGACAGCTTTGCCAGAAGAATTTTCTCAGTAAATTCTATCTAACACAGATGCAGTGAAGAGTACAAAAGCACTGAACAAAAAGATGTACAAAATCAAGGAAAAGGTTGCAACCGGCAAGCCTGCATCTAAAGAAGCCGTGCACAAGACAGTGCATTACCAAATTAGAAAGATCATGCAGAACCCGGAGAATGACGACTTCCCCGACACCCACGAGACAGACCAGAAGATTGAGTCTTTCTGTTTCAGGGTGCTCCAGAAGTGCATCGACCTCGACCATTACAGTGTCCCACTCCCACAGTCGAAGACTGCGTTGTTCGCCTTGATGTCTATACAGAAGTCCAAATACCCCAGGTTCTTCAAGCCCCAATCTCGATAAATGATTTAAACATACACGCCAGTGATTCAGGTGGAAGCGTTGTTTTCGTCAAGAAGCGGGCTGAAGGACTTTGAACCACGCATGGTAGATAAGGCCGCTGTATCCTCATTAGGCGAAGCTATGATCGTCACCCTCCACCAACAAAGCGCGAACGTTTCCTCGCAGGTGGTGGCAAAGAAAGACATCATCAGCCAGCCTCACCGCACTCAAGGGTCGCGGCTGACAACCCAGGGGCTCAAGAGTGGCACCATCAAGGTCAACCCAATGGGAAAGATAACACCATCCTAAGTCAGTGTGCTAAACACTTACGGACTAGATTACGTCGCAGATTAGACAAAAACCGCTTCACACAGACACGGCGGTCACCCCTTTTCTCGACTTGTGATCAATCTCCTGTAGGCAGACCAGTACACCAAGATTATGCATATGTTGGATACTTAACCATTGCGCTCGGCCAACGTGCCCAAGATGAACTATCTTATTTGTTTGGGAGACAAATTCAAAAAGACCCAAACCTTGCTGAACAGCATGTATGAATTTGATAGGGATCATCTCTTACAAAAGCCTCACGAAGATCAGGATGACTTCTAGGATCTATACGACATCTACACTGCAAAGCGCGTCCTGTACGAGCAAACAGTGGAGGCAGTCAAACAGATGCCTGAATTTGAAGCATTCACGTCTGAGAGGAGAGACAACGAGTTTATTGACCTGCTACAGTCACAAACTTACGTCAGTGGCGGTGTCAACCACCCAGTCATCAGCAATAAGGAGCAGAGACTGTTGAAGCTTAGACCAAGCTTCACCCACATCTCAGTGAGGCCCAGAGAGGAGAGTTACGACAAGATCTACTACGCTCAAAACTTGCAGTCGTACATACACGAACCCTGGAGACCAGGACAGCCCAAGCATGAGCTGTATGCGTGTACGATCCAAGAGTTTGAAGGCAAAGTAGCTCAAACGAACCTCTCGAGTGAGCTGCCAAGAACCCGAACAGGCGGAGTAAAATGTGAGCATGACAATCTCATCATGTATGAGTTGACTGATGTCCACTATTACTTGTCTGGCTTCGGATTTAAACACACAGGGCCAAACTGCTTCGTCTCGACCGTCGGAGCGAACTTCTTTCCGATACCGGGGACGTACCGATTGCCAGGCTGCAACGGCATGTACAGAACTGGCAAGGAAGGCAACATCACCATGTGGCCACGTGGATCTGGTGAGGGATACATGCATGCACACACGTTTTTCAATCAACCAACGTTTGTTATATCTTTAGGTTGGTACAGCCCATTTTCTGACCTCCGCTCAACAGTGGATTGGAAAGTGGAAAGTATCACTACTTTCGGATATTAACCGACAGAGGAAGTCTCCGTGCAGAGCACGTGGATGAGAAACAACGTGTAGTCGCTGACGGGTTGCAAGTCCAAAGAACAGATTGACTTGGCATTCTCGAATGTATGGACACCGGCCCACACGGCGGCTTACACCAAAATGATATACTCCAAACTCTGCAGAGTAGTCAAGTACCAAGGCCCGGCCGAAGAAGGTCGAGAACAGCCACCTTTAGTCAGAGAGGCATTTTTGAGCATACTGCAATCCTCGGAGGATCCGAATGCCGTGCATGCCATTGTCAAAGACAACCACCGTATTCCATACGGGGTTGGATCATTCTTCCTGTCAGCCTTCTCTTTGGGGATAGGATTAATGATCAGAGATGCCGTATTTTATCGAGACAGATACGTCATCTACCTGCCGAACGCATGGGAGAAGCCGAATGTAGCCAAGCGACCCCTGGAATGCGACAAAGCCTTGCCACAGTACAAATTGTATAAGTCCGTCAAAGACGATACAACGTTCGGAGTGAGGCCATCCATGCAGTTCGAAGTTGGGGCGTACAACAAAAAGGAGCAAAGTAGAATCTTCAGTTCTAGAGAAGGACCCGCCCCCGACCAAATCGACAGCACGAGCGGAAGGCTCCCAACTGTCTACGTAGGCCCCAAAGCAGAACGTCTAGTAGAAAGAAGAGGGCAAGTAGGCCTGCTGTACTTTGCATCTGTAACCCCCGACTGGAAGACGATGCAAAACGATTACGAATTGTATGCCCGGAGGTACGAAAAGCAGTGCAATCCCACGACCAGGCTGACAAAGAAAGCCAGGTACGAGATGCGACAAGGGATAGATTCTATCCCAGCTTCCACGTACTACATGCACAAGCCCTTGGACCCGTTAGGCTTGTCAAATCCGAACCCCTTGATCGTGACTGATCCTATCAACTGCGTGAAGTAGCTCAAAGCGCTCGATTCGTACATCAAGACTTTTTCGGAACCAATGACTATCACCAACTCCAGTGGTAGAAGCGGGCTGGTCCCAAGCAGGCTATTCAATGAAGGCAAGATGGCATCGCGATCTGGTGCTTGCATATTGAATAAGGCCACCGGAAGGGAATACGTGGAGTATGAGTACAGCTCGAAATGCGCCCAGAACTTGTGTGCAGGACTCAGCAGGTAGCTTGCAGCGAAACAGTCTCCTGATCCGCAATGCATACCAGTTTTCGAAGAGGTGTGCACGCAGTTTTTCAACGACATCCACAAAGCTGTGAAATCCAACCCCGTTGATCTATCCAGGAACATGATGGACTATCCCAAGGGGCAAGCCTGGAAGCCTACCAAGCAGATCAAGTATGAGAAGAACCTCATGAGACTGCTGTTTGATCCGGCCTACACAGAATACATAGGCGCATTCACAGCAATGGTGAAGACCGGTGAAGTGTACTCGGATGACAACATTGAGATTGTCAACGGGTATATCCAAGGGAGGAAAGACCGGCCGCGACTGGTCATGGTCCCGCCATATGACGCATGTGGTCCGATGCAAGTCGCACAGTGGTACCTGTTTCCGTGGATCCGAGGATTCGTCAAAGGGTTCATTCACGGACTCACAGGCCAGGAGCTCAAGGAGTATATAATGAGGTATATTAAAGAGCACTGGATGTCTCTTTCCCTGGACGGGTCCACGTATGACGCATCGTAATTCGCAATCCTACAACGATGTGTGGACGACAAAGCATGGGATGCATTCAGCGACACACTGTTGCAGATGATTGACGTCAACCTCCAGAGATGCAATTCCGCTACAGGCCGCACAGCACGTGAAATCCACACAAGCCTAATGAAGTGTTTGAAGCAATCAAACAACGTTGTGTTCGTCCGAATGCCAGGAGTGCAATCCCCCAGCTGGCCGGCAAGTATAAAGACCATGTTTTACAAAAACGTGGACTGCCCACACCTGGAGGGGACCACAAAGCCGACAGAAAAGAACTGTCCAAACCCCGAGAAAGACTATATCTATGTGGATATTAGGGGCACCACATTTTCCGGGTTGTCGACCAGAACAACATTCGGCAATACCTTCCGTAGTTTGGCATACATATACTATTATTTGCATACGGTGGGCATCACAGAGGCCTGGAAAGATCCGAGATTGCTAGTGATAGCGTCTGGTGACGATGTGGTCATTTTTTTCAGCCCGGAACTAGAGGATGACATCCGCTAGGCTGTGCTGAGAAACACCACCAGGACGAAAGAGCCTCAGTTCGTCGGATTGGGGCAATGCGTGCCGACGATCCAAGTGTCGGAGTGGTGGAATTTTGACTTTTGTTCCAAATGGAGTTTTTCAGATGGGACATTTGCGAAGTGGAAGTTGTGTAGGAACGCCCAGAAATTGCTAACAACGAAGCAATTTTTCGTGGGAAGCAACCTGCACATACTGAGACATCCCTATCTGCACAGGGACGCAATTCTTTAGGGACTAGAGACAGAAAAGATTTCAATTCTTCTGGAAGACATGATGAAAGTCATGCGAAATCGTCTCCCCAGACCACCAATGGAATAAGATCAACAGGATAAGTTGACTTCACAGACCAAGTCTGTGCTCCATGCATTATCCAGTAGCGACTACGGATGCGCGACCGATGTTGAAACTAGGTTGAATATGGATCTCAATGATCTATTTCTCTTAGTCAAGACGGGAGCCGTATACTGTAGCCGAACTACGAAAGGTAGAAAAACGATCGATATATTAAATACCACCAGCAAAAATGTACCGATCGAAAGATAAGTCAAGCAACGTCCAGGCACAGACGAAAAAGAATGCCACAAGTAAGTAAGTCCACAAGCTAGAAAATCAAGTGGCACAACTCAGGAAGGAGGAACGCAAACTGGAGAAATGGGTAGACAACCCATCATTCCGGCAGGACAATATGCCTAGACAAAAGGCAAGGCGCGATCCCCGACCGAACACAGCGAGACTGTAATCAGAATACAGCCAGCAAGACTTTCGGCCAAAATATGTAAAAGGCCAAGTCGTCCAACCAAATGGAGCAAAAGTGGTGCTGTCCTCATGGGACGAAATGCAAGTCGCCAAAAACTTTCCGGGGTAACAGGTTGCCGCATACGTGGCAGGCATGAATGTTACCAACTTGCCAACTAACACGTTCAGCGTCTCGAACACTCTATCCGAGGCAAACGTGTACGGTTCCACCACGGATAGCAAGCTAGGGTCAGCAGATTATACTTTGCTAATGTGGTGCAGCTCGGCAACCGCCTTCTTCGGAGACGGGAAACCGGGAAGTATTCCAAGTACGGACAAACTGGGGGGATTTGTGGTAAAGATGGTCAACGCAACGGACCTCAATACACCATGGATCTCCAGGCTCGCGTTCGAAGAAATACAGTCTTCGTACACCATGTTGGAAACGTATGGTTCGGATTTCAGCGGATTCTCCTCAGGGGGATACGTGTGGGCATCCCAACCCACGTTCAACATCCTTGCACCAGCAGCAAACATGGTAGGTTCCTATTTTAGGGGGACAGTCACATTCGGACAACTACCATCTACACCAGACGTGGGTCTCTCTCTCTAGCAATTGATTGAGATCGCTGGTGATGCTGAAGTCATGTAGCCCAGCTTTCACATGAGATCCGCAGTTGTAAACAACGATATTGTTTTCAGCTCCCAACAAGCAACCCAAGATAATTTAGCCAACAACGATTTCGTCTCGGAATTAGTAAATTATGTGGTTCTGCAAACCCCCGCGAAAAACATCACGGATGGTTCAAATGCAGAATTCTCACTACAAACAAATATCAAGGGAAATGGGGTGTTTTGGGGAGACCCAAAAGACGCAATAGCCAACAATCTTTTCAAAAACGTCGTAGGAAAGAAATCGGCAATGCCAAGTGCACTGGAAGGAATCGGTTAGAACCCCGATCAGAAACTGCAACCTGTAAGCAGTCTGTATGACGGAGCCCAGCGGCTCCTGAGTCATGCATGGGAGAACAAGGACACGTTGATACCCCTTATGTAGGGAGCTGCAGCGTTGTTCTTGGATCCAGTAGAACCGACTGACAAAGATCGCTATATTGTAAAAGTTAATTATTTGAAAAATATGGAACTTTTCATGACCGCGTACAGTCAACTACACGAGCAAAATCCAGGATTGGATATGGAATTTGAAAATGTCAGAGCTGAATATGCATTCCAAGTAAAATCCACTGGAAGACTCGTACACATTGACCAAGAGGAACCACAAATCGTCCCTGTTGATCAAAAGAGAGCCACCAAGCAGAAGTGAGCTTTGAACCGCGCGACCAGCGCAAAACCCGGAAACTTGTTTTCCAGAGGGCCTACACAAAATATCCCGTGTAGTAGCCTGCCCATTCGCTCTCCTATGTGGAGAGTGGGCGAATATCCTGCAAAAAGCAGGCAACACTGCTAAGGAG